CGCCCGCAGGCAGCGTCAAAGTCGTAAACGGAAAGTTGCCCGCCGGAACGTGGACAACGCCGCCGCCTTGCGCGGCGGCCGCGCCAATCGCTGCGTTCAAAATGACAGTGTTCGCACTCGCCCCATTTCCCAACGTGCCAAAAGCACCAACATACACCTCATCATCGGCCCAGGCGCGGAGCGGCCGGTCAACGGTGCCACGGATGGACCGGACAGTGGCATAGGACGCATCAACGCCAGCCAAGGTGTAAAGCGGAAGCCGTTGAATGCCGGTATTTTCGCCGCCCACAACACGAATCTGATACGGCACTCCAACATAAATGGGGGACGGCAAGCGCCCATATGAAATGCCGTTGTCAACCAGAGTCAACAGCGTGATAGGATTGTTGTAGGCAACCGTCAGAGCAGGATCCGAAAACACGGCAGCCAGAGACGTGGTGCCGCCAATCAGAATCTCGATTTGCGCTCCGCCGTAACCAGGCGTCCAAACATTGAACTCTTGAACGCGATGGCTGAGGGCCATAATCGCCTCCTATGGGCATACCGCCCGATTGAACGCCCTGTCCGCTGCCATCGCATCCATCATGCGCGCCAGCGCGGGGACCTGGTAGGTCAACAGTTCATCCGCCGCCTGCCGTTGCAGTTCGGCAGGAAACTCCGTCACACGCGGGCACGGCCGGTCAGAAACGACCGTCCCGCAAGCGCTGAGCAGCACCATCCCGCTGAGCATCACGAGCAGCCGCATCGGCTCTCTCCTGTGTCTGTTGCGCCCGGATCGCGGCCTCGCCTGCAACCTCTCGCTTTGCCTGTCGGCGGATTCCGTGCCGCCACAGAATCAACGCAGTGATAGTCGCAAAGGCCGCCGCTGCGTAACGCCCTACACGCGAGTTCGCCAGCCAAGCAACGACAGCACCCATCACACTCTCCTGGTCCGCAGCCACACCGTTACGACGTAAGCCGCGAACCCAACCAGCACGAGACCAGCCACGATCAGCGCAATCCCGATCGGAGTGCTCAACCCGTTGAAAGATGAGACAATGGCAGGAACGGACCCCGCTGCTGCGGTTACACCGGGCAACACCTGTTGCAGGACCTGCACGGTGTCCGTATGCCGCGCCTCAGCCAGGGTCATGGACGGGCGCGCGGCGCGTTCCAGCGCGGCGCGCTCGATGGCGGCGAGGCGGTTGAACCAACCAGGATTGAAACGGGCATGTGGGCGGCTCCGCAGGTAGCGTTCGCGCTCGGCCTGGAAAGCCCGGATGGTGGAAGGCACGTCCGCGCTTCGGGCAGCGGTAAGCGTCTGCTGGCCGATGGCCCCGTCCACACGGACGCCCAGAATCCGTTGGAGCGTTCGCGCTGCCATTCCAGGACCGCCATGCACCGCCCAGTCGAACACCACCAGGTCCAGCCCCATCGGGAGGTCATCCCCACGAATCACAGACCAGTAGCGCGCAAAGTAGATTTCGCGGGCTTCCTCGCGGGTGAGTTTCCTCACGTCCTCGGCGGTCAGGTCAGGGTCCCCTCGCCAGTCGCGCAGGGTGTCAAGCGTGATGCCGAAGTTGGTCGCACCGCCAGGGTCCTCCGAAGGCGGCCTGTTGGCGAAGCCACCTTCCTTCTCGAACACGATGGCCATGCACTCGTTGAACTTGCGGTTCATGGCACGCTCCTGTTGTTCTGACGGGTTTGCATGTCGTAGAGTCTGCGCAGATCGGCCGCAATGTCCGCAAGCCGCGTTTCCAGAACGCCCACACGAAGATTGATCAGCGCGGTAACTTCGCGAATCGCTCCATCCTGCCGTTCGTCAACCAGCGCGCGGGCGGTGTTGACGGCGGCCTGCTGTTCTGCGCGCAATGCTGCTTCGCGCCGGTCGTCTTGCATGGCACGCTCAAGCGCAGATGTCCGCGCATCCATTGCTCGCAGCTCGCGCTCCAATGCAAGCACACTGTCCCTCATGGACATGAACGACGCTGCGGCGGCGAGCATCAGCGGCACAAGCGCGATGGACGCAAACCTTTGAATCAGAATCAGCCATACGCTTTCGGCAAGACGCTTTGGAACGTCATTCATAGCCGCGACGCCTTCACAAATAGCTCATCCACTTGGCTTTCGGACAAGCCAAGCGATCGCGCTACCTCTGCGATCAGCGGATCATCCCGCCACCACTCGGTTGCGTCCTCGTAGGTGATCCGGACGGCAGGAGGCGCATTGGCGATGGCGGCCTCAACGGCATCGAGAAGCCCGGCGTTGAGCAACGCAAGGCGCGCTTGGCGGCGCGTCACGCGATGAGGAACGGGCGGCGGAGCGTTGCGCAGCGCTTCGATCTCGGCGGCCTCGGCGGGGGTTGCGTCGCGGACGACTGTCTCGCCAGTCGCCGCGTTGATGGACTGGATTTTGATCATGACTTCTTCAGCCCCATGACGACGAGACGGCCCACGTTTGCAGTAAGATCAACTGGCGATGTGATCCTAAGCCCATCAACCCACCCAGAACCGCCAGTGGCGCGACAATATGAATACTGGCAATGCATCACGTTAGCGAAGTTTTCCTGAAAAAAAGTCATTGTTCGCAACATTGCCATTTGGTTGGATTCCGTCTGCGACATGGTAATGTTTGACACTATTCGCTCGGTCCGAATGCCTGAGGCAGTAAGATCGCAACTGGATGCATTTGTTGCAGTATCCGCGGCCGCAGCGTTTGGATAAGCATTCAACCGAAGACGGTTATAGCCAGTCGAAACAAGGGACTGATTCCGATACAATTGAGCGACAACGTTTGACGAAGAGTTTGCTGTTGGCAACACATTGAGCAGGTGAACCTCCACCAGATAATAGTCCGCCAAACTGAACCCGGTGACATCAATCACCGCACTGTTTGCGATGGCAGCATCAACAAGCGTAACCCACCGGTCTCCAGCATCCACATACGCCTTGCGTGTGGCGTGGTTGGCGTCGGTGGGGTTGGAAGCGGGCAGCGTCAGCGGCGCTTCCAGCGTCACCGCGCCCGACGCGCGGTTGATGATGACCGGTGCGCCGAGCACCGCGCCGGCATTGTTGTAGCGCCGAACGACGAGATTGCTGCCGGCGTTGCCGCCGCCTTCGGCCGTGGGGTCGCCGAGCTCGATCGCCCATCGGTTGGACCCGTTGGTCCGACCGAACACCGGAGCCGCCTGTCCGCTGGCCGTTTTGTTCAGGATCAGCGCCGGGGTCGGTTTAGAAACGGTCAGGTCGGCGTTGAACGTCGTGACCAGCGGCACCCACGCCGACGCGAGCCGGAAATTGGTGCCGTCATAGGTGACTGCGACCAGCGTGCCGGCCACCAGGTCGCCCGCCGCCAGAGTGCTGCCGTCAGGGCGGCGGATGGACTTCGCGCCCAGGCCGTTGACCGCCAGCGTTGCCGCCCCGGTGTTGTTGGCGGCGACGACAAAGGCGAACCGCTGCCCTTCGGCATAGGCGGTGGGGGGGGCGCTGACGAAGATCGTCAACGCATTGGCCGTGCCGCCCGCCGTGCCGGCCCACCAATACGCTTCGGCCGCGTTGGGGCCTGCCGGCTGCGGAACAGGGAACGTAAGCTGTCCGTTGGGCCCGAAAGCCAGATATTTGTTGGCGCGCACCGATGCCGGCGGCAGCACATAGGAGGCGGACGGGTCGGACAGGGGCCGGGTGATCTGCCGCGACACGTCCTGCGCGACCTGCTGGATGGCGATCCAGATCCGGTCGAACTCGGCGTTCAGCGCGGCGGCGCGGAAGTCGCCGCTCTCGGTGAAGTCGGTGCTGCGCTGGTTGGGCTGATTGCTGACGATGGCGATGATGTCGTCCTGTTCCGCGCCTTGCGTCAGCGTGACGTTGCCGCCCGTGTTGTTGCCAACGCCGCTCACCGTGTAATCGACGTTGAGCTGCAGCGTCGTGGTGGTGGTGCCGCGCAGCCGCTCGACCACCAGGTCCGAGGCGGCGAAGATGCGGAACGTGTAGGGGAAGACCGTCTGGCCCGCGTTGGCCACGTAACGGTCTCGGCGGGGGTTGGCAGGCAGGGTCATGCGCGGCCTCCTCAGAACACGTCGAGTTGCTGCCCGGCCCAGGGCAGCGGTTCCTGGCCATAGTCTCGGTAGCGTTGCAGCTGCTGGCGGCGGATGAAGCCGGGGCTCGCCGCGTCGCGCATCTCGTTCAGAATCGCGTAGTCGAGCGCCGGGCGCACCCACCACAGGTTGATGAGCGGCGTGTTGCGCAGCAGCCAATTCAGCCCTTCAGCGGCCTTGGCCTCGCCCGAGCGCGCGCGCTGCGCGAGGTCGACCAGGCTTGCGGCCTCGCCAATCACGGGGCCGGCGATGGTGGCAAGCGTCGAGCCGCCGAAGCGGTTGGCCTCGGCGAAGAGAAAGTCGCCGTAGATGCCGAGCCCGCCCGACTGCAGCAGCGCGGCGAGGATGGTCTTGAGGTTGGTCGGATCGCGCGGGCCGTAGCCGCGCACGAAGTCCTTCGCCGTCATGGCGGCGTAGCCCAGCACCGCCAGCCCGCCGATCAGCATGGCGATATTGCCGATGCCGGCCGAGCGCTGGGCAGGGCCACCGTGCCAGTAGCGCGCCAGCGGGCCGGTTGTGAAGCCGACCGGGTAGCTCTTGAACGTGGCGATCATCCGCAGCGCCTCGCCGGCATAGGTGCCGCGCTGGGTGGCGTTCAGCGTCAGCCGGCGCACCTGCGCGTTGGGTTCGATGACGGCGAAGCTGCGCAGCTCGTCATTCACGTAGCGATGAAGCGCGATTTCCAGCCGCCGCCGCTCGCCGTCGATCAGCTTTGCGCGCATCTCCGCCGCCGCCGCATCACCATTGCGCTTGCGGGCGGCGTCCTCGGCGCGCGTGAGCCGCTCGCCCAGAAGCGGCAGGATGGCCTCATCCGGCAGGGCGCGCACGGCATCGGGGGTGATGAAGGGGCGGCCGCCGTCGTGGCGGGCCTTGGCCTGGCTGATTGCGGCCCACTCGGCCTCGCCGATGCCGTGAAGCCCGAGCGCGTGGCGCAGCGGCGCGTCGATCCGGCTCCACGGCACGCCGGCGGCCTGGCCGAGCTGCTCGGCCATCATGCGCGCGCCAGCCGCGCGCAGATTGTCGGTGAACCAGGACAGCCCCTGATAGCGCATGGTCCAGTTGAGCAGGCGCTGCATGACGCCGGGCTGGCCGTCGTGCACGAAATAGGAGGTGGTGATGGTCTGCGCGAGCGTGTCGAAGCCAACCCCAAGCTGCCAGGCCATGCGCCGCCGGTCGGCCGAGCGCACGCCGGCCAGCAGCTCGGAGACTTGGCCGGCGATGGCCTCGCCCCAGCCGCGGCCAAGGAACTTCTGGTGCGCCGCCTGGATCCAGGGGTCCGAGAAGAAGGAGCTGATGAACGCACCGCCGAGCTTGGCGACACCCTGCCAGGCGCGCGCCTCGGACATGATGTGCGCGAGCGTCCGGCTGCCGCCAACGCCAAACGTGAGCCCCTGCACCTCGGCCATGGCCGAGGCGATGCCGCCCGCGCCGCGCAAGGTGAGCTGCTCGGCTAGCGCTTGCTTCTGCTGCTGTGGAATGCTGGGGTCGTTGCGAATCTGCAGCCGCACGCGGTCGAGCGCCGTTTGCAGCGTGTAAGCCGGATTTGGCCCCAGCACCTCCATTTGCCCGGCGATGCGCGCGGCGCGTTCCAGATGCCCAATCATGGCGTCGAAGATGTGGCCGGTGCCGAACTCACGCCGGTATTCCAGCCACGCATCGGCGTCCTTGAAATGCAGCGTGCGATGCCGGCCGAGCGCGCGCGCCAGATTGGGCGTCGGTGTCACGCGCGAGGCGGCGAGCGCCTCGTCGCGTTCGGGCGCGACACGGTCGACGTTGGTGGTGATCGTGTCGTAGAGCTCGGCGAGGATGCCGCGCACCGCGCGCTCGTCGCCGGCCGCGTCGGGAAAGGAACGCTCGAGGTCGAGGCGCGGCAGGATGTATTCGACCCAGGCGTCGCGCGTGGTGCGCGCCATGCGGTCGCGGTCGTGCGCCTGCGGCGTCCAGCCCTCCAGCTCGCCGACCATGCCGCCCAGGCGGTTGAGGTCGCGGCGGCTCAAATCGGCCACGCGCGCGAACACCTGCGCCACCTGCTGCGCGAGCTGGTTGCCGGTCACGGGCGGTCCTTGCACCTGCGCGCCTTTGCCAAGCGCGCGCATCTCGCGCACGACTTGGTCCTGGAAGCCCTCCTCGCGCAGCGCCGCGATTACGCCGGGGCCGAGCTCGTCAAGCTCGGTGAACATCCGGCCGAGGTAACTGGCGCGGTAGCCCATCTGTGTGGCGGCGACCGAAGCGCGCGCGCCTGGCACCCCGCGCGCGGTGCCTTCCAGCACCGCCAGGAACGCGCGCCGCGGGTCGAGCCCCTGCTGGCGCATCAGCGCCACCTGGTCGAGCACCCGCTGCCGCGCAAGCACGGTCAGCGCCGCGTGTTTGCGCGCCAGCGCCGCCTCAAGGCGCAGGGCCTCAGCGTCCTGCGCCAGGCCTTCGCGCAGCGCGACGTCGGCGCGCGCGGCCTGGCGTTCAGCGCGGGCGCGGTCGATGCGCGCCTGCACCCGCTCGACCAGTTCCAGCACCTGGTCGTCGGTCAGCAGCCCCCGGCCAGCGGCCTTGATCGCGTCGATGCAGTCGCGCGCGCTCATTACAGCACCGCCCGGATCATGCACGCGCCGGCGGCCTCAAGCCCGGCGGCCATGGCTTCGGCCTGGTCGCCCGCGCGGTTGCCGGCGCGCAGCGTTTCAACGTCGATGTCGGTGAGCCTCCCGGCCCGCGCGAGATCGTCGACGGCTGCGGCGATCAGGTCCAGCTCGGGGTCGGCGTGGCGAGCGGTCAGCGCCGCGGCGCCCATCGCGGTTTGGTCGCGACCGGTCGGCGACTGTTGCGCGACCGAGGCAACCGAGGTGACTGCGGCGCGGGGCGGCGGCGGTGGCTCGGCGGGCGGGCCGTCAAGCGGCCGCGGCGGCGGGCTGCTGAAGTCGCGGATCGCGTCGGGCAGATACGGCAGGTCGATGCCCTCGCGCATGTGCACCGTCGCCAGCACCGACCGGATGGTGGGCGGCGGTTGGCCGAACATGTCGGGCGTCTGCGGGCTGTCCTCGGCCAGGCGGCGGGCGGCCTCGACGCGCAGCGCGATCTTGTCGGGGTCGGCGATGACGGCGGTGCCGTTCACGCGCCGGTCCAGCATGAGCGATAGCCACAACCGCGTTGCGGCGGTTGGGCCGTCGCCCAGCAGGTCGGCAGGCAGGTTGAGCAGCTCGGCGAGCGGGCGGCCCTGGCGGCGCGCATTGGCGATCAGCAACGCGGCGGCGACAAGGTCCTGCGTGCCGTCCAGCTGCGGTATGATGCGCCCCTCTGCCACCGCCGAGCGCCAGGCAAGCACCGACGGCGCGGCGCCCTTGAGCACGCGGCCGAGGCGGTTCAGCTCATCGGATGGGTCTTCCAGCAGCGTCGCGACCAGGCTGCGGTCGGCGTAAGCGGCGGCCTGCACGGCGCGTTCCAGCCGGCGCAGCCCGTCGGCCGAGAGGGTGCCGTCGGGCGCGGTCATGGCGGCGCGCTCGGGCGCGGGCAGCGCGGCCACAAAGGCGCGCACGAAGCCGGCATTGGCCGTCGAGGTCAGCGCGCCGGGGCGGAGCTCGGCCACCACCGCCGGGGTCAGCAGCCGCGCGTCGGCGGCGGCGTCCTCGGCGGCGGTCTTACGCTCCACCACGTCGCGGTTCATGTCGTCGGCGGCGCGGCGGCGCGTCTCGGCGTCGGGGAAGTCTTCGATGCGGCGGCGGATCAGCACGGGTTCGCGCATGCCAGCCACGTCGAAGCCAAGGCGGGCCAGCGTGTCGCGATAGGCCTGCGCGCCGGGCATGTTCTCGGCGTAAGCCAGGCGCAGGGACAAGGTGCGGCCGTTGCCCGACTCCACGGTGCCATCGGGCGCGACGATCGGCGCGCCGGTCGAGCCGAGCGGCGAGGCAAGAAGCTGCGCCGGGTCGAGGTTGGAAGCGCGCTGGCGCGTGGCGATCAAGGAGGCGTTGCGGTCCCGCTGGCGGATCTGCAGCGTCTGGTCGAAGGCTGGGTTGATCTGGCCGTCAAGCGCGTGGCTGGTGATCAGCGTGTCGGCCTCCACCACCTCATAGCGCACGGCGAAGGTGATATCGCTGTCAGCGCCAGCGCGGACGCGCACCTCGACGCCAGGGCCGATATCTGCCAGCCGGCCGCTTGCGTCCGCGGCGCGGCGGGCGGCCTCGGCGGCGGCGAGCACTTGTTCCCGCGCGGCATGGAGCTCGGCCACCTGGCCGCGCAGCGCTTCGATCTCGCGCAGCAGGCTTGGGTCGACGCGCACCGGCCGGCCCTCTGCCAGCGCGCCGGCGGCCTCGTCGAGCTGCCGCGCGGCGGCGGCGTAGGTTTGCTGGCTGGCGAACAGGCTGGCGTCACGGCCGGTCCAGCGGGCCAGCATGCCGGAGCCGGCGCCCAGAACCGAGCCGATGGCGGCGCCCATGGCGATGTCGAGCAGCACGTCGGCCGGTCCGACATCGTCTCCGAACTGGCGCATGCTGCCGATGACCAGCGGCGAGACCAGCGCCGTGCCGATGGCGGCATCGGCCGCGCCCGCCACCGCGCGGCCGCCGATCGAGCCGAAGCGCGCGATCTGCGCGGCGCGCCAGGCGGGGCCAACAAAGGGGATGAAGTTTTCGGGGGTGGCGACCCCGCCCAGCATGGCCGCGCCGAAGCCCAGCACGGTTTCGCCCAGGCCTGCGTTGCGGCGCTGGATCAGGTCCTCGCGCGCGCGTCGCTCATCGTAGAGGGCGGCGTTGAAGCGCGCGCGGCCGCGGGTCAGCCCGGGTTCGTAGCGCAGGCCCTCGCGGTATTCCGGACTCTGCCGCCACTCGCGCTCGGTCCGATACAGGTCGCCGTCATCGGCGCGGGCGGCGTCGCTTTGCGCAAAGAACTGGCCGGCCAGGCTTCCCCACCAGCCCTCCGCGACCATGGCGCCGAGGAAGTCGCCAAGGCTTGAGGGCGGGGCCGCGCCGCGCCAAGCGTAGGTTGCAAGGTCGATGGTGCGGCCCTGTGGCGCGATGTCGAGCAGCTCGGTCATGGCGCGATGATGGGCTGCATGGGGTCGGGGCTGGGCGCGTTGACCGGCGGCTGCTGTCGCGCATTCTGCCGCTCCAGGGCGCGGAGACGCGCGGCATACTCTTGGTCGAAGCGGCGCTGCAGCTCGCGGTCGGCGTCTTGAACGCGGCGGCCGGCGCGCAGGACCTCATCCACCGTGACGCGCTGCACGCGCTGGCGCAGGCCGATCTGCTCGCCGGTCTCGGGCGCCACGAGGGCGAAGCCGCTGCCGTCGTTGATCCATACGCCCTGGCGGGAAAGGGCGAAGGCGCGGTCGAGCTGGCGCCTGCGCTCGATGGCCACGACATCGCCGCGCGCTTCCGCGCCCTCCCGCGGCGGTTCCTGCGCCTGCAGCACCGCCATGGCCGCTTCCAGGCGCAGCACCTGCAGGCCGCGCCGGAAGGTGTTGGCGTCCTCTGTGGCCGGCAGGTAGACATGCGCGAAGTTGCGTTCGTCTATTGTCTGCAGGTGGCCGTAGAGCATGTTCCGCGCATTGGCCACGGCCTGGCGCGGCGCGACGCCGGCGGCTGTCTGTTGCCGCGCCAGACGTTCAATCAACTGGCGGTCTCGGTGGTCCAAGGCGGACGCCCGCATGTCGCCCGAAGCCTGCATGGCGTGGCGCCGCACGCCGCTGACCCCTTGGTCCATGCTGTTTTCGATTTCGCTGCGCAAGACGGGCGCATCAGCTTGATCGGCTCGCGGCGCGGTGGCGAGCAGCCCGCTCAGTAGGGCATACGCGCGTTGGCGTTGCGCGGGATCGCGCATCGCGTCCATCACCAGCGCCATGGTGCCCGCGGGCAGGCGGTTGTCGCCGCGCTGCTGCTCGAACAACTGGATCGCGGCCGCGCGCACGGGGGCGGGCGCATCCAGGAAGGGCGTCAGCACCGCGGCCAAGTCCTGCGGCGTTTGCGCCTCGGCGAAACGGGCCACCAGTTGATTGGCCTCGGCGGCGGTGAAGGGCGCGGCTCCGCGCAGGCCGAAATGCACCGCGGCCTCGGTGGCCAGCCGCACGCGCGCATTCATGCTCTCGGGATTGGTGAGGTCGAGCGGCGGCAGGGGGGTCTCGGTCGCGGCCGCGAAGGCCGCCAGCGCATCCGCCTGCGCCGCTTGCTGCTGCGTGGTGTAGACGCGCAGCAACCGGTCGCGGCGCTGCAGGTCGTCGAGGCTGCCCTGTCCCGTGCGCAACCGCTGGTCAAGCTCGCCGATGGCGGCGGCCTGTTCCGAGGCGGGCAGCATCCGGAAGCGCTGCATCTCGAAGGCCGTGTTGCGCACCTCGCGCGCGGCGTCGGCGAGTTCCGTGCCGGCGGCGGCGGTTTGCAGCTCGTCGATATTGCCGGGCATGTAGCCCGCGAGGGCAAGCCTGTTGGCCTCGGTGATCTGTTGGCCGAGCAGCCGCAGCTGCGCTTGCCGCTCCCGCTCCGCCGCGCGCTCGCGGCGGGTGGCGTCGGTGCGCATGCGCTGTTCCAGGCGGTCGATGCCGTCCTGATCCAGCCCCGGCACGCCAAGCTGACGCGCGCGCCGCACCCATCCGTCGATCCAGGCGTTGGTCCGCGGCCCCCGCTCATAGGCGCCGAGCGCGGCCTGTTCGGCCGTCTCACGCTCGATGGCGGCAAGCTGCCGCTCCATCTGGACCAGGCTGATTGCGCCCGCGCGCGTCGGGTCGGCCTCGTAGCGGCGCCCGCGGAAGGTGAAGGCATGGCGAGGGCCGAGCGCCACCAGGTCGAGCTGCAGGGCCTCGAGGTCCTGGCGCACCGCTGCTGCGGCGGCGGGGTCGGCGGCGGCGTTGCGCGCGTTGCGCGTGATGTCGTTGAGGCGCTGGCGCGTCACCTCCTCGAAGCTTGCCAGCCGCTCGTCGGCGATGGCGCGCTCCTGTTCGCGCGTGGCTTGCGTCACATAGGGGCGCAGCGCCGTTTCGGCGGCGGTCTGGAAGAGGGGGCGCAGGTCGTTGGGCAGCGCCTGCGCGACCCCGGCGATATACTCCTGGGCCTGCGCTTGCAGCGTGCCGGGATCGGCGGTGTGCTCGCGGGCGAGCTCGTCCAGCCGCGTGCGGAGCTGCGTTTCAAGCCGCCGCGCGCCCGTCTCGATGGCGCCGCGGTTGAACGCGGCCCCGCGCACGGTGTCCGGGTCCATGCGCGCGGTGGGGTCGTCTACGCCGACCATGCGGCCGGCTTCCAGCCCCTCGCGGGTGGCGCGCTCCTCGGCCGCGCGCAGGCGGCCTTCGAGCACGCGGTTCAGCTCGTCGGCCAGGCCCGCGGCGGCGGCGGCGGTGCCGCCGGAAAGGGCTGGCACGCGCACCAGCTCGGCCACCGCGCCGATCGGGCGGCCGCCTTGACGGATGATGGCCCGCCTGCGCGCCATCAGCCGATGCGCCTGACGCGGCTGGCGTAGTTGAACAAACTGCCGGCCGCGCTGCCGATGCCGCCGATGATTGCGCTGCTGGCGGAGGCGCGCGAGGCCTGGGCGGCCGCGCGCGTCGCGCCGGCCCGCGCGGCGGCATTGTTGCTGACGATGGCGAGCTCGCGCTCGGCGGCGGCGGCGGCCTCGGCGTCGACATCGAGGGCAGAGCCGGAAAGCTCCACGCCAGCGGCGGCGCGGCCGGCGTTGTTGCTGGCCAGCGTGCGCAGCAGGGTCTCGCGCACGCGGTTGGCTTCCTGCTCGCCGCGCAGCACCTCTTGCCCGGCCTGGAACTCCTGCCATTGCGACTGCGCCTGCAACGCGCGCGACTGGGCCAGCCCGCCGCCCAGCGACAGGCCGGCCGACCCCAGCGCCAGCGCGCTGGACAGGACGCCGCCCAGCGTGACCGACCCGCCCGCGCCGATCAGCCCGGCGGTGGCGGCGCTGGTTGCGGTGGCGGCGCTGCCGACTAGGGCGGTGGTGACGAGCTCGGCCATGTCAGGAGGCCACGTCCAGGGCGAGCGCCAGCAGCTGGAAAGGCTGCGGGTCGGCTTGCGCGATATCGACGGTCGGGCGGAATTGCCAGCCGGTCAGGCCGGATAGCCTGGCATCGCCCGTCAGCCGGCGCGGTGGGGCGTCAAGCGGCGTGTTGGGTGCGGCGCCGAACCGGCGCGCGTCCACGACGATGCCGTTGCACTCAAACGGGCCGGAGTTGTCCACGCGCATGGTGGCGCGCACGATGCGCGCCTTGCGGCCGAGCATAGGATCGCCGGGCAACCGTGGTTCGGGCGGCATGGGGCGCACCAGCACGGTGAAGGGCAGCCCGACCTGCACCTCTTCCTCGGCCGCGCGTGGCAGCGTCACGGTGCCGCCCGTGACAGTGGCAGGCGGCTGCACCGCCCCATCGGCGACGATCGCCACCGTCAGGCCGTTCAGGTGCGCAAGCCCGGTGACGGTGGTCAACGGCATCCCGGTCGTCACGCGCACGCCGGCATCCACCAGCAGGTCGTCGTCCCACCGTTCGACGCGGTAAGCGCCGTGTCGGACAACACCGAAATACACCGCACCATCGTCGAGCGCGGCGACCTGGCGCACCAAGCCGTCCGTCTCCCACAACGTCCAGGCAACGGTCTCCTGACTGCGCTCGGTCAGCAGCACGGCAACCGTGCCGTCGTTGTTGACGACCAGCACATGATCGGCGGCGTCGCGGGACGCTCCCTTGCGCACCGCCATATCGACGGGTTGGCGGATCAGGTGCTCGGAAAGCCGCGAGAGCACGATGTTGGTATACGCGCCCTGCACCTCGTCATACAGGTGCTGGCGCACGGCCTTGCCGCCGCGCTGCACGAAAAGCAGCGCGCCATCGACCTCCACCACCGGCACGTTTGCGACCGCGCCGCGCCGCGTCTGCTCGACCCAGCGCGCCGAGGCGGGGGTGATCACGCCGTCACTGTCACCGGCGAGCACGTGCTCGCCGCCCGAGGTGAACGCATGAAGCTGGCGTGTGGCGGCGAGGAAGCGGATGGCGTTCACCTGGTCGGTGTCGATCGTGACGTCGATGCTGTCGTCGTCGAGCGCGCGGCCAGGATCGAAGTTGAAGAAGTCCCCGACGCGCGAGCCGAGCACAGTGGCGGGGCGCGACTTCAGCCCGCCCATGTAGAGCCGCCCCGCATAGAACACGCCGCAGCTCGGCCAGCCACGCGCCGCGCTGATCACCGGTTCGCGCAAGGACCAGTCGGCGGCGGGAATGGCGTTGGTGTTGGGGAAGTCGCGCAGCACCTTGGCGGTGACTTGTGTGGCCGAGGTGAAAGCAGTGATCCGCGCCAGCGCGTTGCTGGTCGTGCGCAGATACCAGCCGACCATGCCTGCGGTGAAGATGCTTGCCGAGGCGGTGAGCGTGATGGCATCTCCGGTGGTGGCCGAGGGCGTCATGGTGCCGGTCGGCGTCACCGCGCCGTAGTCATGGCCCGGGATGTTGGTGAGCGGCAGCGCGGTGAGCGACCAGTTGGTATCGGACCCTTGGCGCAGGAGCCGCCGCGGCTGCACGTCGGGGTGGAATACGATCAGCGTGTCGGCCGACTGCGTCCAGGTGATCGTTGCCACCTGCTGCGCCGTCCAGGGCGTGCCGGTGATGGTGTGAACCAGCGCGTCGTTCTTGAACACGCGGATGGTGTTGGCGGTGAACACCAGCAGATAGGTCTGCTCGGCGTTGAAGTTGAAGTCGACCAGTCGGCAGCCGGCGTTGCCGTCGGCGATCGTGGCGACATGGCGCAGGCCTGGGCGGCGGCGCAGGCCGCCGGTTGGGCGCACGACGACGTTGCGCGCGCGCTCTGCGCCGCGGAAGTAGCGCTCCACGTCGGTGCGGCCGGCCAGCTCCGGGTCAAGCTCGCCGGCCGAGAAGCTGGTCTGCAGTGTCCTTACGCGGAGCGCCATGGCTGGCTCATGCTGTGGCGGGCCAGGAACAGCGCGCCTGCGGGCAGCACGACGGCGGGGCTTTCCTTGGCGTCGGCGTAAGCCGCGACGCGGAACTGACCGCCGCGGCGGTTGTCGGCCGGCGTGCCGAAGGCCTGCACCTGCCAGTATTCCGCCACACTGGGCTTCTCGGTGAGCGGCATGGCGAGCTCGGCGGCAAGCGCGTAGCGCATGAGCAGCGCAAAGGGTGGGCGCCAGGCGCTTTCGGAGACGCGGCGCAGATAGAGGCACCAGGCGGCCGTCGGATCGGTGACGAACGCGCCATTCTGCCAGTCGAAGCGGGTGATCGGCTGGCGCAGCGACGAGTCGGCGAAGAAGCCGAGCGGTGTCAGCAGGTCAACCGGCAGGGTGTAGGCGGCTTCCCAGCCGGTCGGCGGATTGGCCTGCCGCGCCAGCTCGGCCACCGTGATGGCGAAGTTCCAGGTGTGCATGGACAGCAGGTTGTTGCGCAGCCCGGGATAGAGGCGCGCGCAGGCGGCCGCCGCTGGCGTGCCCTCATCGAAGGAGGTGATGGGTTCGACGCCGATCAGGCTGAGGGCGGCAGCGCAGATGCTGATGTCGGTCTCGGCCATCAGCGCGCCTCGCGCGGCGCCTGGCCGCGTTCTTGCTCGATCCGCTCCTGGCGGGCGCCTTGGCGGCGCAGCTCCTCGCGGATGCCTTCCATCATCGTGCCGAGCCGCGCGACGTCGATCGTCAGCGCGCGCAATTGGGTCTGTTCGCGGTCAAGCGCGGCGCTCATGTGGCCCAGCGCCTGCAGATGCTGCTGGCGCCATTCAGCGTTCTGCATCTCAAGCCGTTCGACCTTGGCAAGGAGGCCGAACCATGTGGCGAGCGCGCCGAGCAGGATCACGGCGACGGGCGCCCAATCGCGGATCGTTTGGGCCAGGGTGGACAGGGGGGGGTGCGATGGTCCGTTCATGCCGCGTTGCTCTGGGTCATGGGATGCTGATCCTCCGGCAACCGCGCCTTCGAGAAGCGGGCGGGAGCCAACGCCCCCGCCCGCAGGACCGTCAGGTGTTGGTGATGGCCTCGCTGACACCGTCGGTCACGTCGACGGACGTGGCGGTCTTCGTGATCACGGCGCAGCGCACCACCGAGGAGAGCGCTTCGTTCGGCTGCCCCAGGTTGGTGACGATCACCACCCTGATCTCGTCGCCGATGTTGAGCAGGCTGCGCACGTCGTTGAAGTAGCCCACCTGGCGCACCGTGGTCATGGGGTCGTTGGTCTTGTAGCTCCACGCCATGGGCGCGCCGCCGATGCCGGGGCGGGACCCGCCGATCGGCTGGAAGTTGGCTCGGATGAACGGCATCAGTCCCTCCTCAGGCTTCGGTGTGCTGGATCTCGACGACGCCGAGGTCGTCAATCGACACCGCGCCGGCCTTGAACAGGCCGTTGGCGAGCCACGAGGTCTTTTCGGGGATGTAGTAGACCTCGTTGCGGTAGTCGATGCCGATGGCCAGGCCGATGGCCATCTTGTCGAAGGCGAAGGAAGTGCGCAGCGCGCCGGTCTTGGGCAGCCCGCCCTCGTCGCGCGCGTCCATCATGGCGAGCGTGAAGCCCATGTAGGTGTTGAGCTCGCCGTTCACGAGCGCGCGAATGGTGTTGTAATCGGACGACGTGACCTCCGGCAGGCTGAGGAGCTGCTCCAGCGCCTCCGCCGAGTGCACCAGGCAGCGCATGCCTTGCGGCACCGCGCGGTCATCCAGGAACCGCTTGGCGCGCCGCAGCTTGGCGAGGTTCATGCCGCTGTTGGCGCCGCCGACGTTGGTGTCGATGTTGACAGTCGGGTTGGCGGCATCCAGCGCATCCAGGATCATCTGATCCTCGCGCCGGCCGATGGCGGCGGCGATGTTCGCCGCGACGATCGGCTTTTCGTCGACGTTGGTCGTCGCCTGGTCGAACACGTCCGTATATTCGGCCGCGTTCCAGTCCGTCAGCACCGCCTGGCGCTTGGCGTAGGCAGTGTTCATGGGCACGACGTCGGTCTGGGGGACGCGCGGGGTGGCCATGCCGCGCGCGTAGCGGCGGAACTCGCAGGTGTTGCCGACGACGCCCGTGCGCACGCGCACATGCGGGCGCAGGATGCCGGCGTTCTGGTAGGCCGCCTTGATCTGCTCGTCGAACTCGATCTGAGCGATCTGGGACAACTGGAGCGACATCAGGTCCTCTCGCTTGCGTGGGGGAGTTCACGCGGTGCGATAGGCCCTGGCCGCGAGGGTCGGCCGTCTGGTCGGCCGATATGCCCCAGGCTGCGGGGTCGATCCGCTTCCGGTTCCGCCGGCACGGCCGCGTCTGTCCGCGGGGTCGGCCGGGCCGGATACCCAGCGCGGCCGCTTCTCGTCTATGCAGAACTCGCGGCGGTCGTCAAGACGTTTTGTCATCGCGGCTGCCGCACGGTGCCGAGCTTCACCCCGGCGGCTTCCAGCCGGCGCAGCATGTCGCGACCCTTCTCGAGCAGCGCCCGGCCCTCGTCGGTCTGTTCGCCCCCGGCCGCGAAGCCCTGGCGCAGCAGCGCGCGGGCCTCTTCCTCGCTGCCGATCTCGGGAGCCACGCCGGCGTTGATGCCGAGCGACCGTTCGCCCGCCAGTTCGCGCAGCTTGGCGAGCGCGCGCACGCCATCGGCCGTGCCGACGCTGCGCAGCGCCGTGAGCTCCTCGGCCGTCAGCACCTGCTTGGCGGCGAGGCCTTTGAGCCAGGTGTCCACGCCGCGGATCATGGCCTGGCCTTGCGGGCCGAGCTTGGCCATTTCGGCCGCCAAGGCCTGTTCCTGCGCGGCCTTGGCCTGCTCGGGGCTGAGCGGCCGCGCGTCCTTGGTCAGCTCGGCCAGCGTCTCCAGGAAGGGCTTGGCCAGCGCTTCCAAATCGGCTTGGCTGAAGCCGCGGGCATGCGCGGCGGCGGTGGTGGCCTTCCACAACGGGTCGTCGGGCTTGATCAGGTCGCCCGGGATCGTGTCGCCGGTCGGCAGCTTGTAGTCATCCGGCGTGGGCGGCGGCTTGTGTTCGCCGCGGCTGACGATGCGGCGAAGATCGGCCTGGCTCTTGATCAGCTCGGCGAGCCGCACTTCCCCCTTTTCGGCGTCCCAGAACTGGTCTGGCAGGCCCTCGGGCCGCTGCGCGGTGGGCTTCGACGGCGCGGGCTTGGCCTCCCCCTGGAATGATGGTTTCGTCTCGGCGGCCGCGTTCCCGTTGGCGGCCGGATGGCCGGCGGGCGGGGCGGGCGGCGTTTCGGTCGCGGGGGCCAGGTCCAGCAGGCCGGCGGGGGCGGTTGCCTGTTCGGCATCGGTGGCGGTGTCGAGGGTCATGCGAACCTCTGCGGTGTGACGATGGCGTCAATGGCGCGCACGAAGGCCTTCCGGCCTTCGGCGAAGGCGGCGGTGGCGAGGTCATCGCCGGGCTGCCAGGTGGGCGCTTGCAGCAGCGTGGTCTTCCAGTGCGCGAGCAGCGCTTGCCCGGCGGGCGTGGTGAAGACCGCGCGCACCAGGCTCTCGTAGTCCTCGCGCTGCTGCTGCCAGGCGCGCGCGGCGTCGGGGCCGAGCGCGGTCATGCCGACCCCGCCATGGGTTGACGCGCCAGCGTGCGCGGATCGGTGAGGTTGTCGGCGACACGCGCCACGGCCGGGCTCTTCGCCGCCATCTCCAGCATCTGCATCTGCTGGGCCTTCTCAGCCTGCGCCCTGCGCTCGGCCTCCGTGATGCGCAGCACGGCGGGCACCGAAAGACGCTCGGCGAGCCAGCTTGCCAGCCGCTCGGTCGAGATGCCGCGGCGGATGAAGCCCGGATCGAAGGCCTCGAAGGCCGCGCCCATCTGCACATAGCGGGCGATGGTCTGCACCTCGGCCATGTCCATCATCACCGCGAGCGGCGAGGTCGGCACGGCGCGAATGCTGTCGTCGCGCAGGAGGTCGAACACGCCGGGCAGCACGCCCTCGTCGTCCAGGATGTCAACGATGCGGTGGATCAGCGGCCGCGTGCCGTCGATGTAAAGCCGCCCGAAAGCGCCGGTCTGGCGGTTGTATTCGGCCATCCGCTGCTCGATCTCGGTCGCCGACACGTTCGACCGGATTTGATCGGGCAGCGGGATGTCGAAGAGGGCGGCGCGGATGTCGCGGCGCAGCTCTTCGATCACGATTTGGCTCAGGTCGAAACTGCCCGAGCGGGGCAGCGGCGCGAGCGACGGCCCACGCGGCCCGCCATTCGACGCGACCGGGATGATCGCGCCCGGGGTCAAGCGGATGGTCAGCGGGTTCAGCACGCCGTCATCCACCGCCGTATGCACCCCGGCCACACTAAGCGCCGCGTTCTGCAGCGTCAGTTCCTTGGCCTTGTTCAGCGTGCGGATGTCTGGCAACGCCATGGTCAGCGGCCCGTAGCCGTAGACCTGGCCCGGAGTGCGCATCCAGCGCACGACGACCCACGGGCAGGCGCGCGCCGCGCGGTCCACGACGACATGCGTCTTGTGCAGCACGGCAATCCGCCATGCCTGGCGGTCGTAGTCGTAGGCTGTGGCGTGCAGCAGCTCGACCTCGTCGTCGGGCCGCTGCTCCACCTTGCGGGCAAGCTCGGCGTCGAGCTCAGCATCGGGCCAGGTGGGGCGGATCAGCCGCGCGGCAAGCCGCTGCTTGTGGAACGCAGCGCCCACCGTGCCGAAGGGGCCGTCCTCAATCGCCACCGCGCCGATGGGCACGGCCTGGAAGCGCAAACTCGCAGCCCCCCAGCCGCCGGCCGCGCGGCCGGGTTCGACGAGCATCGCCATGGTGCCGGCGGCAAGATCATGCGCGGCCTCGACGATCGCGAGGTCGAAGTTGCTTTCGCGGATGGCCTGGAAGATGAGCCGGTTGACCGCTTCCAGGCGGATTTGCAGCGCCTCGCGGTCAACCTCATCAGCGTCGTCCAGCTCCGGCACCGAAAGACGCAGCTCGGCCCACCGCTCCTGCGCGGGAAACATCGCCTGCACGACTCGGTTGGCAAAGCGCGAGGTGCCGTAGCAGGCGGTCGAGTCGTAGATGGCGGTCGTGCGTTCCTGGCCCTCGGCCTTGCCGGTCACCGCGTCCCGCTGCGGCATGCAAAGTTCCACGATGTCGCGGAACGTCGCCATGTAGCGGTCGAGCCGCGCGAAGGCCGCCTTCGAGCGCTTGAGCAGCGCCTTGGCCTCGGCCTCGGCCAGCGGAGGAAGACGCGCGCTCATCCCAAGGTCTCCCTGCCAGCGCTGTCGGGCACGCCGGTTTCGGAGCCGCCGAGCAGGCTCACGCGGCCCGTGCTGCGGCCAAGCATGGCGCGCAGGCGGCTCTGCTTCTCGGCCTCCAACTGCGCGGCGCGCTTGCGCTCGTCTTCCAGCTGCTGCCGCTGCGCGGCGACCAGGCCTGGGTCAGGCCCCCGTGGCCTCGGCGGCGAAAAGATGGCTGCCATGGCTTCAACCTCCTGTGTGGCTCATGGGACGCGACGTGAGCGGCAGAACAGGCACGGCACCGCGGCGGCGCAAAGCGCGCGCGAGCTGGCGCGGGGTGATCACCCACCACGCGCGCAGGCCGATCGCGGCCTTGACGACCTCGGTGCAGGTCAGCAGCGGGCGCAGCGGCGGGCGGCGATGCACGCCAGCCGGCGCAGGCGCATAGGCCAACGTCCAGACGGCGGAATCCACGAAGTGCCGCGTCACCCACTCGACAGGCTGCGGAAAGTGTTCAACGACCAGGCCGCCGGCCAGCGGATCAAGGAACAGCGTGCCGCCATCGCCGGCAGGGCACCACGCGCAGACATGCCGATACCCAGGCCGCGTGAACCAGCGCCACCAGCGCCAGCCCCCGCGCGGCGCAACCCGGCTGTCATGCGTCGGAAACCCCACGAACCACATGGCGCGCTCAATGCCCCCGGTGCAGCGGATCGAGCGGCTGCCCCGCCTGCAAAGCCGGCGCGATCTTGTGCAGCCAACACGCGATGGCGACACGCTGCTGCTCGATCGGGGTCAGTTGCTCAAACGGCAAACCGCGCGTGATGCGGGATTGAATGCCGGCATCGGGGTTGCGCCATTCCGGGGCGCGGATCAGGTGCCGGCCGGTCCGGTCCCACCAGGCGCGGCCGATGGCCACCAGCTCGCCTTCGGTGACCCCGAGCACGCGCCGCGCCGCATCAAAGGTGGCCACCTCCTCCGGCGTCAGGTCGGGCACCGGGAGATATTCGACACCGCCCTGCCCGTCCTCGGGCGGCACAACAATGGGCGGCGGTTTCATCGCCGCGCCGTCCCGGCCGGCTGGCCCGGCCCCTGCGGCAAGGTGGAGCGCACGCGCATCGGATCGGCGGCATAGGCCTGGCGGATCAGCGCCTCGGCCATGTTCTCCGGCGTGCGGCCCTCGCGCGCGGCGGCCATCAGCAACCATTCGTGGTGCCGCGGCTGCAGCGTGATCGTCACCGTGGCGCGCAAGGGCGGCGGCCCCTCGACAAAGTCCGGGTCGGCAGAGGGCGGCAAAGGCTCGCCCGGCTTGGGCTCGGCCAGCGCCTCGGCGGGCACGGGCGCGGGCTTGGGCTGCAACTCCCCATCACCACCGCGACGGTGATGCTTCTGGCCGGGGTCGAGCGTGATGGTGGTCACGGGCATGGTGGGGTTCTCCTCACACGCGAAAGCCTGTGGTGGCGACGATGGGCGCAGTGAACCGCGCGGCCGGGCGCGGGTCGCGCGCCTTGGCCTCGGCATAGCCGCCAAGGTGCAGCAGCGCGTATTGCACGCTGTCCGCGATGTGGCTCGCGCCGTTCGGGCTGTGCTTGTCGGGCACGTCTTCGCGCCGCCACTGGCCGGGCCCCATCGCAACACGGCGAAAGCGGTAGTCGGCTTCCAGCGCGCGGCGCGTCCTCTTCATGGCGGGCGAGAGGATCAGGCCAGGAGTGACGCCGTCGATCCAAGTCGTGAGCGGTCGGCGGATGGCTTCGAGCCGCGGCGCAATCTTGTTGGTCGGCGCAGGAATGATCCGGATGCGCGCAACGCGCGCGACGGTCTCAATCCAGTCGTCGTCGCCGGCCAGCCGGTCAGCACCATAGGCCGCAGCGGGATCAGCCACGCCGACGATCGACTTGGGATCGACCTCGCGGAACTCCTCGGCAAGCAGTTGCGCCAGCGCCTCGCCGAAGCGCCTTGGCCCCATGACACCGTTGGGCGGCGCGACCAGCTCAGCCAACCCACGCCATTGCCCCGCCGTGTCGCGCTGCCAAAAGGTCGCAGCAGGCGTGCCGCCAGCGTCAATGCCAATCACCAGCGGCCGCCACGGGATCGGCCGCAGCGGCTCGCGCGCGACGTGATGCGCGGCGTTGAACTCGGGGAAGACTGGATCCGCGTCGCGCGAATAGCCAGGCAGCGCGTCAACAAAGCGCCGCGCCTCCCATGGCTGCATGGTGCGGCGCAGGGTCTCGTAGTATTCGCGCGTGATGCCGGGCGGGCGTTCCGCGTTCGGATCAAGGCCGCCTGGCAGGCGGAACAGTTTCACGCCTTCGCGCGGCTGCTCGACCATGTCGCGGTAAAGCCAGTGATCGGTATCGGTGGCGTTGCACGTGCCCCAAACAAACCGGCACGGCGGGTGGCGCTCGGGGTTCACCTGCTGCGCGAGGCGATAGCGGCCGCAGCGTGAGAGGAGCCAGGGCAGCGCGCGTTCGTCGAGCAGGTCGCATTCGTCCACATAGGCCCAGGAGCCTTCCCAGCCGCGCAACGCCTCCTCCAAGCGCTGTTCGCCGAAGGCCTTGAACTCGACGATCAGCTCGATGCGGCCGCCGTCCGGGTGCGTGAGCACCAGCTCATGCGTGGCGGGCTCGTCCTTGCCGCCCGTCCAGCGGCCGGAGCCTTGCGGAATCCAGGCCCACCAGCTTGGGATCGTGGTCGACCACAGGTCGCGAAAGGTGCGGCGGATCACCGCGCCCTTGACGCGGCGAATGCCATCGCGCTCGGGGTGCGCGAAGTAGGACACAATGATGCCGCGCATCAGCGCGGTCACCGTCTTGCCCGACCCGACCGGCCCCCACAGCACCGAGATTTCGTGCGTGTTCTCGAGGAAAGCCGCGCTGATCGGCCCAGGCGCGCGAAAGGTGGTGGCAGCTTGGCTCATGGCCCCGCGCCCCCGCCTGCGGTGCGGAATGGCCCCGCGCCCCCGCCTGCGGCGCGGAATGGCCCCGCGCCCCCGCCTGCGGCGCGGAATGGCCCCGCGCCCCCGCCTGCGGCGCGGAATGGCCCCGCGCCCCCGCCTGCGGCGCGGAATGGCCCCGCGCCC